AAGTAAAAGAGCAAAAATCATCATCTACTCAAAACCGGGTGATGGAAAAACAACTGTTGCAGGTAAGCTTCCAGGCAAAACATTGGTATTAGATATCGATGGTACAAGTCAAGTGCTAGAAGGGTATGCAAATGTTGATGTTGCGAAAATAAATATGGAAGACCCTCATCAAAGTATTTTAGATTTTTTTGCTCATGCAAAAGCGAATATCGCAAACTATGACAATGTCTTTGTGGACAACCTTACACATTATCAGAAGTTGTGGCTGATGAATAAAGGTGAAAACACAAAAAGTGGGATGCCTGAATTAAAAGATTATGCTCTTTACGATAATCATATTTTAAAGGTTGTTGAAACATTCAATGGATTGGATGCCAATGTCATCTATACTGCATGGGAAGCTACACGCAGTATTGTCCATGACGATGGTCAGCAATATAACCAATTCGTTCCGGATATCCGGGATAAAATCGTTAATCATGTTATGGGCATTGTACACGTTGTTGCTCGACTAGTTAGAAAAGCTGACGGTACAAGAGGATTTATCCTCGAAGGTAATCAAAGTATTTTTGCTAAGAACCATTTAGATCAGCGTAAAGGATGCGTTCAAGAAGAGTTAATTAAAATTGGAGATGCGCCTTCCACAAATAAAAAAGAAGAACCTAAGAAATTTAAACGTGATGCTTATTACTTCCATCCTGAAAGTGATTCATTTGTTGGATTTAAAGCAGGCCAAGAAGTGCCCAAAGGTATAGATTTTGCACATTGTAATCTTATATCTAAAGAAGATTACGAAAAAGGTATTAAAGAACAACAAAATTTAAAAGAAAAAGGGGAAAAATAATATGTCATTTTTCAAAATGGATGAAGTAGAAGAAGTAAAAGGGTTCCAGTTACCAAAGCCAGGTAAATATGAGGCAGTAATACTCAATGCGGTTGCTAAATTAACACAAGCTAAAAAAGACATGTTGGTTGTTGATTTTGAAATTCGTTCAGACGTTCCACAAGAATCACAAGGGGCAAAGGTGCTGTATAACAATTTCACCTTTGAACATCCTACGGCACAAGGAATTGTTAAGTCATTATTATTAGCTACAGGGTTCTCGAATAACCACACTTTCAGTTCTTGTGAAGACATGGCAAAACAACTAATCGGTAAGAATTTAGAGATTGGTGTAAAACATGAAAAGGGCAATGACGGGAATAACTATGCGAAATCAAGCTATTACAATCCGTCAACGGCCAACCCACCTGTACAAGGAGGACCAACAATTAATATCGGCGATGATGATTTACCATTCTAAAATAACTAAATAGAGAGGTTGGTTTTGCCCAGCTTCTCTTTTTTGTACCTAAAAACGTAATCGGAGGGCGCAATGAAAGAAAATCCATACAGTTTAAACGATATCCCTGCCGAATTAAAAGCCCTTCCTCAATGGATATTGTGGAAAGCAGAGAAGCGAAATGGCAAGCCAACGAAAGTACCTTATCAAGTAAATGGAGAGATGGCACAAGCAAACAATCGTCGGACCTGGAGCACCTTTGCTACGGCCGTTAAGTTTTATCTCGAGGGTGATTATGACGGCATAGGCTTTGTATTCAGCCGGCAAGACAATTACATCGGGGTTGATATTGATAAGTGTGTTGTGGACGGAAAGACAAATACATTTTCAACGGAAATTATCGACACGCTTGATAGTTACACGGAATTTTCACCGTCTGGAAAAGGTATTCACATCATCATAAAAGGTAATTTACCTCAGAATGTGATTGGTACAGGGAGAAAGAACACAAAACATGGTTTAGAAATTTATTCATATGGGCGTTACTTCACTTTTACCGGCAATCGAGAAAATTCTAATGAAATATATGATCGAACGGATGAAATAGCAGAAGTATTTGAACAGTACTTTGATGATAGTGATATTCAAGGTCGTATCAATTTGGCTGAGTTTGAAAAGGATGAAATTAACATTCCGAATGATACGCTCTGGGATAGAATATTTCGTTCTAAAAACGGTGATGAAATACGTTCGTTGTACAATGGCCATTTAATCAAAGGTGACCATTCAGCTACTGACTTAGCATTGTGTAACCATCTAGCGTTCTGGACAGGTAAGTCAGCAACCCGGATGGATACAATGTTCCGAGAATCAGGACTAATGCGTGATAAGTGGGATGTTATCCATTTTAGAGATACGAATGAGACATACGGTGAAAGAACAATAGCAACAGCCATTTCTTCTACTGCTACAACAATACTGGATAACAAAGAACAGTTTGCTGAATTCTCCTTTGACTTCCACAATGTTGATGAAGTTGTGGAGGAACAACCAAAACCGAAAAAGAAATTCCGATTAACTGAACTTGGAAATGCTGAACGAATTGCATATGAATATGGACATGTGATCAAATATGTTTCCGATATGGGATGGCTAATATGGGACGGAAAACGGTGGAAAATAGACACTAAAAAAGAGATTGAACGGATTACAGCAAAAGTGCTTCGTAGTCTTTATAAATCAGAGGATGAAGCCGAAACAAAATGGGCCCGAATGTGCGAAAGAAGAAACATCCGAATGAACAGCATTAAGGATCTTATGCCGTTGCTTCCAGGAGAGCGTGAGGAATTTGACCAATATAAGTATTTGTTGAATGTCGAAAATGGCATCGTGGATTTAAAAACAGGTAAGCTGCAGTCACATGATCGTGAACTAGGCTTAACAAAGATAACGAATGTGTCATTCGACGAAAAGGCAAAGTGTCCCGAATGGTTAAGCTTCTTGGATCAAATATTTCAAGGCGATAAAGAACTTATCGAATACATGCAGCGACTTATTGGATATTCATTAACTGGAGAAATCACAGAGCAAATAATGGTTTTTCTAATCGGTGGTGGATCTAATGGTAAATCAACTTTTATCAATACCATTAAGGACCTCATGGGTGAGTATGGAAAACAAGCTAAATCAGATACCTTTATTAAGAAAAAAGAAACCGGTGCTAATAATGATATTGCTAGATTGGTAGGAGCTCGCTTTGTATCTGCAATTGAAAGTGAAGATGGTGAACAGCTATCGGAATCATTTGTAAAGCAAATTACAGGTGGGGAGCCAGTGCTAGCGCGCTTTCTTAGACAAGAATATTTCGAGTTCATTCCGGAATTCAAAGTATTCTTTACTACCAACCATAAACCGGTAATCAAAGGTGTTGATGAAGGTATCTGGAGACGTATTCGATTAATTCCATTTAACCTGCAGCTACCAAAGGAAAAACGTGATAAAAAATTGCCAGAGAAATTATCACTTGAAATGCCAGGCATTTTGAATTGGGTGATTGAAGGTTGCTTGAAGTGGCAGCAGTCGGGGTTAAATGACCCGGCAATTGTTATGAAAGCAACAGGCGATTATAAAGAAGAAATGGATATCCTCGGACCATTCATATACGAATGTTGCTTTATAAATGGTTCTCAAAAAATAGAAGCAAAAGAACTTTATGAAGTGTATTCTAACTGGTGCTTTAAAAATGGAGAATTCGCATTAAAAAACAGAGCGTTTTACAGAGCGTTAGAAACAAAAGGATATAAACGTGATCGTGGGAACTATAACAAGTATTGGGTTTATGGCATTACGCTCAAAGAAAGGGCAAATGTTACTTTTCAGCTATCAAATGATAGCGAAAAAGGCGAAATGTTACCGAATTCAGAGCAAAATTCGAGTATATTTTCAAAAAGTAACACATTTAAAATTACTTAAAATTCAGTAGTACCAAGGGTTTAAGTTACCTTTATTGTTATTTTTGTTATTTTTGTTACTAATAAAATATATAAACAAAAAAATATATATATAAATAAGTATATTAGTAGCGTTTAATGTCGAAATGGGTAACAAAAAGTAACAAAGTATCTCAAACCTTTGGGGCTGTAAGGTTAAAACGTATTTCAAAAAGTAACAAATCGTGAATTTCTACCTTTTTTAAGTAACATATCGATTGATTAATAATAAAAAGAAGGTGACATTTTGAAATGGAGGATTTTGTTAGAAATAACATTGTATCCGCTAAACACTCGGAAGTTCTAGGGAAA